GGATATGCAAATTCATTTCCTATAAGAATCCATGCATTTACAATAGTTCCTTTTAATGTATTATCGTAATATGTCTTTGCAATAAGGGCATCCGTAAAATCGTTATTTTCTGCATACATTTCACAACTCATAGTAGGGCTATAAGTAGAGCCATAACTGGCAAATGAATCACTAACACAACCTTGCGATATACTTACAGATATTAGCGTTTCTTTTCCTCTTGTGCTTACACTATCCGAATTTCCTGTACTTATACTCAGATATAATTCTGTTGCTATGTCAGTATAGGAAACTGCACAGTCTCCAGTAATATCTGTTTCATCTTCTGTGCAGAACACGTACCAAGACATATACCTATAATCATCCGAAATCATCATGCTTTTACAATCAATGGTATTTACGCCACGTTTATACACACTTCCGTTATTGATAGCGTATTTTACATAGTAATGAGTTCCGTTATAGTCAAAATCCAAAAAAGACAAACTAAACGAATCTCCGATATTTACATCTTTTACAGGTGAATCATATTTCAATGTATATGTAGGGTCGCTTTCCAAAACATAAAAAACTTTTGCTGTATAACTCATCGCTCCACCGCCTGTATCTGTATGCTAGACCAAATAAACTTTCCATTAAAGAAAGTCATTGCGTCAAAACTAGGGTTGCCAAAATAAAACTGCTTTGTTTCTTTTTCTCCTTTTTCATTGGTAAACTGTATGTAGCCGTACCTGTTTGATAAATCATCCGGGTCTGCGTACTTCATCAACTTTTTGATTTCGCTTGGCGTCAAATTTGCCGGAAATGCCATGTCAAGCGTTACTTTCTTTGCAACTATCTTTCCGTTGTAAAGTGCTTTTGAACTTCTTCCTGCTTTTGCGTTCCACACTTTTTCTCGTGAGATTTTCCAACCCTCATATTTTGGTGTTGGCATATCTTCTAAACTGTCCTTAGTCCAACCAAACTTCAACGTAAATGCCATATGACACCTCCTAACTTTTTCACATAAAAAAGAGACCCATTTGAACGAGCCTCTTTCTTTAAGCCATGTTCCAAGAAATTCCTTTATTCTTGGAGATTTTCTTTGCGTTGTTCATAATTGCCGTTGTTACTTTTGTTCCGTCAAGGTAAACATCACCGCCACCGACATTTGCATTTGATAATTCCTCTTTGATTGCCGCCTTTGTAGCCGCATAAACAGCCGGTGCAACCGCTTCGGAAATACCGGTCGTAATCTGTTTGTTATTTGCAACAACGGACTTACCATTGTCGAATTTACCCATCATTTCGCCGTGTCTTGCACGGAACCATCCATCTTCCGGAAATCCACCGTTAGCATAAGTCTCGTAATTCAATCCGTACTTTTTCAGCATTTTGATAAGTTCTTTTTCTGCATGATTTACAAATATCTGCCCTTGTTGACCTATTGTCACTATGTTTTTGGCATTGTTTATAGCAGCAGTCAATTTTCCGTAATTTACTTTTCTTCCGTCCATCGACTTAACAGAAGATTTTAATTTACCCTCTGTCACATTGTTAATTGAAGCCGAAACATCCAATGAAAACTTTTTCTGTTGTAACTGTGCTTTAACTGCGTTATACCAACCTTTACGGAGTTTAGGGTCGATATTCACATTTATATCACGGTTTTTCATGGTTTTCATCGAAACACTTAAATCTCCAAGATTCTTAATACCAAAGGTCTTTACGCCAGCAGTTACCGTCTTGCCTTGCAATCCGTTTACTTTCCCCTGCAAACTATCAACATCATCACCACCAGAGGTTTCAGCCTTGATTTTTACTGCTTTTGGCTTCAATGAATCAATTTTCTTCTTCAATGCATCTGTTGACTTGTAGTTCTTATCTGTTATCTTTCTGTAATCTTCCCATGTGATTTCACCATTTTTAAGTTCGGTTTCTAACGATTTCAAAATACTCTTTTGTTCTTTTGCTGGAACATTTAATTTTTCCATCGTAGTTTTTAATTTCTTTTGTGCTTTTTCGTAATCTGCTGTTTTTTCTACTCCATTTATACCAAGAAGATTTTGCAATTCATCCTTTTTTATTCCCTTTTTTCCAACTGCATCTTTTACGGATTTTTTTGTAATAATACCTTTTCGCAAATTTTTTCCTGTTTTACTTAAAATACTATTTTGCGTAAGAGCGGCAATGCCAAGTTCATCCATTTTTTTCTGCAATTCAGTTAATTCACTTGAAAATTCACTGTATCGTGAAATTGTCTTGTTGAGGTCTACATCACCACCAGCATGTGCGTTCCAACCATACGTTGATTGATAATCACCACCAGTAATTCCTGAAACCGTAGAAAGCAATGCAGCGGCAAAACTTCCACCTTTTTCTCCGTATATAGTTTTTAAGTTTTTCGTAAGTTGTTTGCTGTCACCGCCAGATGCTTCAAGCAACTTATCAGTAATTGCGCCGGCAATCTGAAAAGCAATTTCAACAACCATAAGTTTTCCAACCAGTTTTCCTAATTTTGTTCCTATTGTACTAAATTTCTTGCTCCATGCTGACGCTATTTTCTCCGATTTTATTTCTGTTGCTGGTTTAACCAGAGAATCTTGTATTCCCTTTCCAAACATTATTTGCAATGCGCCCCATACGGCTTTGAATTTTTTATAAACCATAAATCCAGCAATAACCGTTGATAACTTAAATGCAATACCTAATGGGTCTCTAGCAAATGCAGAAATAGCCACTTTCAAGGCACTAAACAATGCTTTGACTATTATTTTCCCTACTTTCAAAAGTGTTTTTCCCCATTCTATTTCAGAAAGAAAATCTCCAATTGCTTTTCCAACTTCCGACCAATTTACAGTAGAAAGTGCGGTGTCAATCGTATCAAGTATTCCAGTAATTCCATCACTGATTGTCTTTCCTAACTCCTGCCATCCAGTTAATCCAGTATTTTTTCGTACTTCTCCCATCTCTTCAAGAAATCCATTGATGTAATCTCCAATTTTCTTTCCAAGGTTTTCGTATGGGAAATTTACCATAACTCCAAACGCAAACTGAATCATACCACGCAACTTCGCTCCAAGCGATTTTCCTGCTAAATCACCGTCAAAAGTATTTATGGCAGCCGTTATACCCTCTTTAATACTTTGACCGAATTTGAGCCAATCAAACGTCTTGAAAAAGGTGTATGATGTTTCAAACCATGTATTCAATCCCTCGGAAAAGTTTTCTCCAAGTTTTGTCCAATCAAGGTCTTTAACAAATCCATTCAAAAACGTAGCAAGAGATTTAGCAATCTTCTTCGTAGTCTTTTTAATCTTTGTCCATGGGATGTTTCTCATTCCCTTGTTAATCCAGTTAGCAAGTGCCGAACCGAGAGAAGTAAAATCTCCACCTTTCCATGCGTCAAGGATTGCTTTCTTCATCTTCTTATACAACTCAACTGCCTTGTTTTTGTTGCTCTTAAAAGCATTATCCCATATCTTTTCATAGTTCTTTAATGCGTCACTAATATCCTTAGAAAGGTCAATATTAGCATTCTTGTCGTCATCATCATCGCTATCACTATCACTGTTGTCCTGCAATTTATTTACAATATCAAATCCCTGCAAATTGTCGGCGGCTTTTTTTGTCTTTTTAGCCGTCTTGTCCATGTTCTTAGCAACTTTATCCGTATCGTCTGCCGCATCGGAGTAGTCCGGTACCTCTGGTGTTTTCCGTGAACCATCCGTATCACCAAGTTTGATTCCTGCCAGTTTCGCTACCCACTGTGCGAAATCCTGTAAAACCATAACCATAGCATTCATATATGGGTACAATTTCTGAACAATCGGCATAAACAAGGAGCCAATCGACAAAGCCAGTTTCTTAAATCCAGCATTCAACATCTTAAGTTGATTGTTTGGCGAATTAATTGTTTTGGCGAGGTCGGAATATGCAACCTTTGACTGTTCCAACATAGTCAAAACACGCAACTGCATTTTGGACTGTTGCGAAAGGTTCTTAATACTTTCTGTAACACCGTGATTCATCGCAGTTTGTGCTAAGCCAGCGGAGGTGATGTCAAGCCCGTATTTATAAACTGCCCTGCTCTGGCCGACGAGAGCTGATTGAAAGTTTTGCATAACGTCAGCGGTGTCTAAGTTTGCTAAAGACGCCCAATCTGCGGATAACATAGTAAGTGCTTTTGCGGAATCAATCGACGTTTCACCAAGCATACCGGCAGAGTTCGTAATCTGCGCAATAGCGGCATTGTAATTCATAACCTCTGTTAAATCCAAGCCAAGGTTGTGTGAAAAAGTATTTGTTGCATCTCCAGTATTATAATCAACATCATATCCAGTCAACTGCTTTTGAAGTTTTCCAAATCTTTTACGGAAACTTCCTGCATATTCTTCCGCACTATTATAACCGGCTTTCTTAAACTGGTTAGCACTGTCTTTTCCAACCTTATCAAGCGCAACCGAAAAATAGTTAAATTCCTCAATGTAGTCCTGCGCCGAACCAATTGCTTGACCGAATTTCTTTACAGCACGAATTACCAAAAAGAATTTAGCATAAAACATACCAATGCTACTTACAAAACCTTTTGATGATTTATGTGCGCTTTTTAATTTGTCTTTTAATGAACTAAGTGCATTTCCAAGTTTTTTAGTGCTTGTTGATGCTCTATCAGAAACAGTGGAAATTCTACTACCGCTTGACGCAAGGTTTCCAAGACCTTGAATTGTGTTGGCTACGTTTGAGTTGATTTGAGGTGCATTTTGCAGTTTTTTCAGCAAATTCATTACACCGTTACCAAGTTTATCGAGGTTTGCAACTGTTTCGCCAACACGCTTTCCGGCATTTGCAAGTTTAGCAATACCCTCTACAACTTTTGTAATACTAATATCAATTGCATTTGCAGAAGATAATTTACCTACCAGTTTTACTACTTGTTCGCCTAAAATCGGAAATTCTGTTGTTACATTACCAATATACTGACCGCTATTAGAAAGCCTTGATAACGAACCCACAACACGTGTCACAGTGCTTTCAATTGCAGATACACCGCTAAGTTTGGTTGCTAAATCTGAAACAGAATTTGCAATCTCTGTCATTTTGGATGTATCAAATCCAGCCATATTCACTTTTGAAAGGTTTTTAACTGCATTTACGGCAGATGTAATGCCACTAAGATTCTGAATGTTTCCAAGATTGTTAAGACCATTTGCCAGTGTATTCAAACCACTGGCAGTACGAGATAATCCACCAACATCAATTTTCGCAAAACGCTCAAATCCTTTTGCAATTCTATTGTAGTCTGTTGCCTTTACTCCGCTTAATGTTTTGGTAGCATTTCCAAGTTTTGATACTCCATTTGCAAGTCCACTTAAATTGCTACCGTTAATCTTAGACAGTGAAGATGTTAATACATCAATTTTACCAACAAGATTTGTAATTTCATCTTTGGCACTTTTTGCCGTTGCATTTATTTTAATATCCAACGATTCAACTGTTTTTGACATACTAACACCTCACTATCTATCATTTGCATTACGCAAGATTTTTCAATCTAATAAAACCGTACTTTCCTGCATACTCAATTTTGGCAACTCTGCTTACTTTTGATTTCCACAGAATCCGTACGGTTTCACCTTTTTTGATTGTCATAAGTTTTTTAGACGTAAACAAACGTCCTTTTCTCAAATATGTGTTGCAACGTAATTTACCGGTCCATGTTTTCTTGAATTTATCAAAAGAACCATACGTTGATTTTAATTTACTTGTTGTACTTCCCCACTTTCCAAGGTAAAAATGCGGAGTATCAACAATGGATTTCCAATCTCCTCCCCATTTCAAACCGATTTTTTTTGATTTTGCAATCTTAGCAACTTTTCTAATCAGTTCATCGTTATAAAGCAGTTTAGAATCATTGATTGCAATATCAAAAGCAATACCCCACTGGTGTTGAGAAGAATACGCACTTCCGGTAGCGTTTGTTACTATCTTGCCCGGCTTTGTTCTTCCCTTTGCATAAAGCGAATCCTGATATGCTTTTGTACGAAGTCCCTCTGTGATAATCAGATAGATTCCATTTTTTTCACACTCTTTAAGCAAAAGTCCAAGTTTGTAGTTTAACCATGGATGTAACTTTTTTCTGTCAATTCTAATTGAATGTTTTTTTTTCATTTTTTAACACTCCTTATATGATTGTTTCTGGCAATCCCTTGTTCATAGACCTTGCCATCCACTGTTTTTCAATTTCAATTGCTTTCTTTATCTCTTGTTCTTCTGTTTCTTTTTCTGCTATATACTCTTCTTCAAACATTTTTGCCATAATTGGACTTTTAATATATTCCGATTTTGCTGATTTACCATTCAAGCAACTGTCTATGGCTACAATCAAAGCAGATATTCCATAATTTCCCCACCATATATGTTGCAATTCATCTTGTTCTTTTAACTGGAGTTCATGCGCTTTGTCATATGGATATAGGTCTTTTGGACAACTTTCCATAATCCTATCGTAAGAAACTCCATAGAAAAGATAATGAGGTATTACATCTTCATATATAAAATCCGAGTATGACTTATTTATTTTTTCTGTGGCTTCTTGTGGTCTTGCGGAAGTTTCGTTACTTTCTCCGATGCTTCCTCTGTCTCCCCAATCTGGTTTAACAGGTCTCCCAAAAAACCCTTACTCATCAATTCCTCCGTCAACTGCGTAAACAAATCAAGGATTCCTTTATCTGGCGATTCATCGTGGTAATCGTCAAGAATATCTCCTACTTCCTGAACGCTTTCAACTGGATTTTCTTTCTGAAATCCAACGTAAAGCAAATCACGAACACAGCAAAACAATTCTTTAACCTTGCCAATGCCGCCAACATCACTGTCATTTTCAACTTCTTCACTGTCAAAAATTCCAAGCAAATCCTTTGTTCTGTCCATCAAATCTGTGTCGCAGAAACTGTTATATCCAAATCTAACCTTGTATTCCTTACCTTTAACTTTTAATTCCATAATGATTTATCCTTTCCCCACTTTTAGTGGAAAGGAGCCACCCCGAAAGGTGGCTCTCTTTTTTACTGCATATATTATTCGAGTTCCGGTTCGGCTGTCTCTTCATCCTCGCTACTCAACACAGCCTTTTTAGTGTTTCTCGTTGAATAGCTTGTTACCCCACTTTTGTAACAGTGAAAGTACCATCCTTGTTATCAACGACTGTAAGTTGGTCAGTAACCCATTTAGGCACGGTATTCTGAACAACGGTAGCGGTCATTTCAAGAATTTCATCTACGCCGCCTACATCATTTACAGTAGGTGTAATCTGCCCTACATATGCTGCTTTGGCAACACCACCAACGCCATCCGTTCCATACAACTGAATAATGTCGCATTTTTTACCCTCAACATTCAAAAGAGCACTAAAATCATCTTTTTCGAGGTTTCCTGTAAACTCTTTTGCGTCAGACTGTTTAATACCCATTTCAAAGGTCTGTGCATCATCCTCCATCGTGGTACTTTCTACAGTGTTTGGTGCAGATGTTGGCGATGGAATTGACTTTGCACGTAACATCAATTTGTATGTTCCTGCAAATCCATCTTCGCTGTGTTCTTTGTAGATAATTCTTGCCAAATAACTTGTTGAAGCCATCTTGTTACCTCCTTAAATTTGATAAAAAAATAAAGCCTTTCGGCTTGTATTTACGTCAATATATATCATTCTTTCCGATTGTTCTGCTAAATCTAGCAGTTTGCCGGTAAGTGTCTTTTGTATCATCTTGCGTAGGCATTGAAGAACCACGAAAACGCATTGTTTTCATAATTCTCTTAACTTCCCTTATAACTTCTTTTGCTCTTGCTTGTGATTTATTATCAGTCACATCAATTTGAAAAGAAAACTTTTCCGCATTGATTTTGTCACCCTCTAAATCTTCTCCGATTTCTGAACCGGGTAACAATTGCAATCTTACAAAAGGAAAAACCGCTGGTGTATTACTACTGCCAACGGAAGAAAAGTTTTTATCTGTCATTTTGTATTTTTTTTTCAAACTATCAGAAAAGTTTGTTTTTATCCTTGTGAATACAGTAGATGGCACTAATTCATCCCATTCCACCGACATATGTACCACCTACTTTCAAAATATTTCTTTCGCCGTTTTTATAATTTTACTTCTTATATCTTCTCCGGCTTTATACATAGGCATAGTGGCTTTTACACCATGCGTAGGCATCCATTTTTGTTCCTTTTCATTCCAGTACCACCACATATCGTCATAAGCGTGTGTCTGCCCCGGAAATGTACCAACACCATAAGGAAATTTACTTCCGGCTAATGGATTTTGCGTTGGGTTAAAATGGACACCTGCACCAAATTCAATAGCAAGCAATATGCTAAACGGTGCATAACCATCTTGTTCTTTTACTTGCCCCTTGGCAAGCAATATACCATTACACCCAATCTTGTCAGCAGATATGTTTGTCGAAACCGTAACATACTTTCCTAATGGACTCTCTGATATATTCGTTTCAGCGACCTCTACACCACTTTGTAATAGCCTAGAAACAAGTTGTTTACATTTGATAGGTAAATCATCTCTATACTGCAAAAGTTGTTTTTTAAGGGCATTTAATCCACTTACAGACAAGTTTGCTTTAAATGTCTTTATTGCCATAAAACCACCTACATAATATCAAGTTCTTGAAACACTTTAAAAATCTTTGGAAATTGAATCGCAAACCAATCAACTATTGTTTCTTCATGACCAAATTGCTGTGAATGTTCAAAATTGGATTGTAAGCCACTCTCACTTAAAAAAGCATGAATTATCTCATGCCTTAATTGTTTGCTTTGTAAATTCCTAAAATTTCCAACATTGTTAAAGTTGTCAGAACGAATAACGATTGTATGATTTGTGCAATCGCAATAACCATCGCAATCAGCATCTTTTAATTCCTTTTCTTTAACCATATATTCAGTTCCAAGAATATTTACTTTTTGTTTCATTACTTCACATTCCTTTTTAACAAGAACAAGTCCTCATTTAATCCCTCGTCCGCAACACCTTTTACTGTGTAATCAGCACTGCTTTCATCTGGAATTGTGTTATCATCATCCTTGTATACGATTTCTGACTTCTTCCAAATCACGCTACCGGATTTCAAAGGCAAATAACCTTTACTGACAATGATTTGTGCATAGTTTGTACTATCATCAATACCATAGTCTTGCCATACAACTTCATTTAACTTATTTGTTATGTTTGCCTTAAACTCAACTGGTTTTGTATAACCAATTGTTGTTTCTCCGGTTTCAATCTTGTTTCCATCATCATCCGTAATGTAAATTACATTTCCCTCTTCGTCTGTATAACTTTCATATATCGGTATTTGCCCGTCTTGCAACGAATAAAACATTCTTTGTTTGTTAGATGCCAACGTCATCAAGGCAACCACCTACTCACTTGATTTAATCTGTTTAATGAGCTGATTTCCGTATACGCTCAATCCGGCAACAAGAACACCCTGAACAATTGATGTAAACACTGCCATAAGCATTTCTGGTACTGTTCCAATAGATGTATTTGCCATTACCCAAATGGCACAAAGCAAAATACCAAGTACACCTAAAATACAAGGAATGTACTTATCTTTGATAACATCCATTTTTTTAATTCCGACACCGATAATATACAAAACAACTGCTACTACAATCAGTTCCGGTTTTACATAACTCATAATACTATCCATCTTTTCTTACTTCCTTTCCGTTGAGACGTTCTTCAAGTCCGTTAAGCCTGTGATGAGCCTGCTTGCAACTTTCTTCAACTTTAATAATTCTGTCATTGTGCATTTTAATATCTTCCCTCATGGATGATATTTCTGATTTAATCTCTTTAGTATCTTGACCTATATCATCAAGTTTTACATTGATTCTTGTGTTGTCTTTTACGCGTTCTTCTATATCTTTTGTGTCTGTCCGCTTATTATTCTTTAGTCCAAAGTAAACAGAAAAACAAACGGAAATAACGCTAATAAGTAAAGCAATCTCAATATTCATACCTTACCGCCTTTCCGCAAATTATAGTGTTTCGTTGCCCTCCACCGCTTACACGAAACGCCCTGCGAGAAATTTAGATACTCTAAACAACTCACGCACAATCTTCTATAAGACCTGCACAAATGGATAAACACATTTCAAAATATCATCACGACTAACCCAAGTCCTTGAAATTGAATTTTCGCTATGACTACTTTCAAATGGTGCGCCCATCTGTGCAAAATCATATACTGCCAAATTCTTAATTACGGAATAGTAGTTATCGTAAAGGTCTTTCTCAACTTCATCATCTGTGTAAGATGTTGCCTGATAGTTTCTTCTGTTCTTAACTTCTCGTATAGCATCTTTGACCTTTACTGAAATTATGTCAGCATTAAACGTAGGCTCATTTCCATATTCAATTGTCAAATCTGCAATAATTTCTTCTTGCAGTCCTACTTCCATTGCTTCATCCATAATTCAAACTCCTATAATCCGAATTTTTCAATCAACATTTTCTTTAAATCTGCGCCGCTAATCTCTTCCGCTTTATCAACACCCTGCTCGTTAGCAAGTTTTTGTAAATCAGCGGTAGACATACGATTGATTTCTGTTTTGGTATAAGATTTCTCAGCAGACAGATTTGTATTTTCAGAAAAACTAGAGGTGGATTTCTCCACCTCTTTTGAATTATTTTCTGGAACATCTTCTCCTGCTTCATACCAAATACCATTCTTATTTACGATATAGGGATATATCATGCTTAATACCTCCTACTCTTGTGAATGAACCTCAATAACAAATGTTGAATCCATATTTTCATAAGATGGAAGCACAATCTCGGAAGCGGTTACAGATGTAATAGCTGGTGGACCGTACTCGACTTTCTTTGCTACTGCAATTCCTACTCCATACATAGATACGTCTACATCAGCCACCTGTGAAGCTGTTCTCTCTTCCGGTGTAGTACCAAACCAAGTGCCGCCAAGAGCACCGGCCGGAAGTAATGTAACCTTATCATCTGGATAAAAATATGCTTCCTTGCCATCATCACCGATGTACATTTTGTCATAAAGAACAATGGTAAGTTTTGTTCTTGACTTAACGATTGAAATTACATTATCGTCTGTAAGTTCAATATTTGCTGTAAGGTTCTGTGCAAGAATTGCATTTTTAACCTGTTTATTCTCTAACAGATAATTAAACGTGTTAGAGTTCATAAGAACATATGTTGCAACCTTACCAAGTTTTGCAAGTGCTTTTCTTGCATTATTAAGGTCGGTAAGCGGCTTTGAATTTACTGTGTCGCTCCACATTGCTGTGCCCTGCAACTTTAAGTAATGCTTAGCGGTATATTCTCCGTTAGGGTCGTAATCATACTCATACTTAACGCCATCAGATTCAATTCCGATTGTTGGGTGTCCTTTTGCTGTAGCAAGGAGAGCCATTCTCATTCTTTCCGGAACAACCTCTGCACCTCTTACAAGTGTTGTGGTATCATCATAGATACTTTGTAATGCTCCCTGTAAATATGGGTCGTTTTCATCCTTAATTCTGTCGATTTCCTGTGCATCTTCCTCTGTAATAACCATCTGTTCACGGAAAAATGCCATCTGTGTCTTTTCTGTTTTTAATCCCTCTCTTGCTCGAATGGTAGGCAATGCATCAAAGTTTGACGGCTTTAACGAAACCGGAAGTCCTTTGTGTGTTTTAATCCACTTTAAATCAAGTCCAGATTTCTTTCTTTCCGGGAACCACTGTAATCCAAGATAAGGAATATCATTGCTTGCATCGTTTGTAGCTGCAAGCGCAATGGCTTTTGTATCTACTACTTCATTTACTAACATTCTTTTTACCTCCTGTTAATTACTCAAATACAATCATTGGCAGTGCTGTCTTAACTGCTGCGTCAATGGTTACACCCGAATGATTTTTGGCTGTTTTTTCGTCAATATAAGCTTTCTTAAGCAATGTACCCTGTGGTCTATCTTCGGTTACATCATGAAGCAAAATACCAACTACTGTTGCTGTGTTGTCTGCAACTCCTGTCTTTCCGATAGGTGTTCCAGCCTTAACAACCTTTTTCCCATTTGCTAATTTGTCTGTTACACTTGTAAAATCAAGTGTCATAGGAATACCCTCAAACGGTTTTCTTTTGAGGATGTTTACATCTCCCTCGTATGCTGTCTGTTCAAACTGCATCATTTTAATTACCTCCTACATAATGTGATAAAACGTCATTATTCTGTTTCTGACCGCTGTAATACTTCTCTACAAGTTTTTCAGCGTTTGTTTTTTCTTCTCCACTTCCACCTGTAGAACCACCCGGATTAGGCGTATCGTCAAGTTTCTGTTTCTCATATTCAGCGATTGCCGTTTTTTTACTGTCGGCAAAAATCTGACCGAGAACCTCATAATCTGTAGCACCATCATCTGTAACAACTTTGCTCGCCTGCTCTGCTGTTAATCCAAAATTTTCCATTGCATTTGCTCTCTGTGTGCGAACTGTATCTTTCTTTTCAAGTTCTGCAATTTTTTGGTTTGCTGTTTCAAGTGCCGTTGTTGCTTTTTCAAGCTCTGTCATGTTTTGGCTATTAAGCTCGTCAAGCTGTGTCTGCAATTTGTCAGCCTTATTAGCTTTTTCTTTGTACTGTTCAGCTTTGGCATTTGCCTTTTGAACCGTACTTCCATAGTCAGCCATTATTTTGTCTGCATTTTCCTCGCTAATTCCAATAGCAATAAGTTCTTCTCGTTTCATATTTTTACCTCCATGTCATACGAATTTTTATACGGTGCAACGACACCGATTGACATTGCTGTTTTGTACGCTCACAGCTTTGCGAATTTTTATAAAATAAAAGAGATAGTCTATTCGACTACCTCTTTATTTACTGGATTGTTGTTTGGTTCTACATCTTTGCTTGTCGGATATAGATATTCCATTCTTTCTTTTGATTCAAGAGCAACGGCTTCACTGTCACTAAACAAGTCAACTGTTTTTATTGCTCTCTTATAATCAACCCCTGCTTCAAGAAGCATTTTAAGTGCTTCGGACTTCGTAAGCAGATTATCTATCTTGTTATGGTTGATATGTATTTCAATGTCGCTTGGCATAAGCGTAAAATTTCGCTTTATACGCAAACGATTCAGTATAATTCTAAGAGACATTCTTTCCGATTTTTTTAGTATCGGTTCGTTGATTGCCGTTCTTAGTCCTGCATCATAATGTCCGTTTCGTAGGTTTACTGCATTTCCAGTATCACCTCCGGCATTGTTGTTGGAACGATTAGCCAAGCCTTGAATACTCAAAAACCTTTCAAACAAATCATCAAAAACAACTTGACTTTCTGTTTGGTTCAGTTCATTTGTCATAACATCAACATCGGCTTTGTTTTCGCCATTGTTTGATTTAACAACTAAGGCACCTTCTAATCTCATCTGCGAAAATGTATCTTTGTCAATCTCGCAATTCACAAATTTAATCCATGCAGAAACAAACTGCTCAATGCCGTTTACCCGGTCAGAAGATAATGTATTGATTGAATCCGTAATAGGAATTGTAATTTCAATATCCGATAATCTTCTTGCATTGTTTGGATATTCCACAACCGGAATAGCGTTATTTCCGTTTAAACCACTACTTTTAATTTTTCCATCGACAATTTCAAAATACTCTCTTTCCGTATAGCAAAAATATATTGAATTATTGTTTTCATCTTCTCTAATTTGACAAGAAAATGCGGGTTTTCTATTTGAGTAATAAACAACAAACGTATAGCGTGGGTCTTCCGAAAACAAAGCAAAGTCGCTTTCGTCAAGCAAATCTCCGTTTCCGTTGTCATTTCCAACAAATCTATAAGCCGTACCGCAAATACTTCGCCAACGGCAAATATCAA